AATTTCAGACAACACTTTTACCACTTGGATAACTTGGTCATCATCTGCTGCAACGCCGTTTACGTCGTCAGTTGCGTAGGCAGTATCAGAAATAGCTTTATTAAAACTTGTCGTTGTAGCGTCGCTCGCTTGAGCGCTATCCGAGGCTACTTTGTCAACGGTCTTGGCGGCTAAGTCTGAAGCATTGCTGTTGTCGCTAAGCGTTTTGCCGTAACTTTTTATTAAGGTTTCAGTAGCTTGCGCCGTTTCAGTTAAGCCTTTGCCCACTGTTTTAACGGCAGAATCAGATGCGCGTGCAGTGTCCGAAAGTTCTAAAAACTTAATAAAATAACCAGCAATCGCATCAGCTTTGAGTAAAACATAACTTGTCACCGCGCTAAGCGTGACTGATGATACAAGCGCCTTTAGCGTTGTATACGTCGTCGTTGCGACAAGTTGGATGTACTCATAAGTAGAGCGCATTAGAAATCCTGCCGCATCTTAAACTTTAAAAGATCGTACACAGTTTGAACGCCGCCGCTAGAGGGGAACGTTACTTGAATCTCACCCTCATAGTCGCCAGCTTCTCCTGCCATTGACAGCTCGCTCATTTGAAAAATTACAATGCCGTCTGTACCGATAGGAACAACGCCAGTCATAGTATCTTGCAGAGTTGTTGCTCCAACTTTACGAAATTTAAGTAGCACAGTTGCGCCTGTGATATCAACAATATTGCCTGTATTTTCGTCAGTAATTGTTGCTTGAACCTGCGGGCGGTTTACGTCACCTTGAACTAGTTTAATTTTCTCAGCCATGGTTTGGAGCTCCAGACGTACTTGGTGCAATAGAAGTTGTGCCTCTTAGCTCAGTGCTAAGCGCCGTTGTGTAAAGGGCATAGTGCGCCTGAGCCCGACTAGCATTTGCTGAAGACTCCGCATCTTTACTAAACGCACGGAACAAAATGTAGTCCGCAAGCGCATTAGCAAAAATATCAGCAACACTAATGTTGCCAGTCACTGCTGTGTAAAGGGCATTGTCCGCAGGCTCGGTAATGTCAGTTGGATACGCCGAGTAGACAGTCGACAGTTGCGCCAGTGTCGTAGCGGGCGGATACACATAAAAGACCCTAGGGTCAATCGGATCGTACATGTAGTTTGAAATGTTAACGCTAGAGGTTGCAATGTGCCACGAAGGGCTTATTGAATCCAGCATCTGGCGATTAACTTTACGAACAACCTGTTTGCTACTTGTTGCTGCAACATTGCGCACAATGTCTATGAGCTTAGACGCCGCAGCAGGCAGGGTTTGCCTTGTACCTGCTACACAAGTAAGCGTAGCGGTTGTAGCTGTAGCATCTGGGCGGTAAACAGTAATATCTCGTTGGCCATCATTAAGGTAACGTACAAGCTCGTTTGTTGCCCAGCGAACAGCGGACGCATCTTGCAAAGTTCCTACGACCCGAAGTAAAACTGATTGTGCGGAAGTAGTCATTTATGGCCTTACACAAATGGGCGTGAACGAACGCGCATAGAACCACGAACATGGCCGTAGTTTCCTTCTATGCGAGAGTTCGTAATATGACGAGCCGTTTCCATCTGTACCTGCGAAGCGCGGGCGTAGTTAGTAAAAGGCTGATCTGGAAGAAGCATAGCCCTGTAGATTGCTCCGGACACAACTGGCTCGATCCAACGGTTGTACAAGTCGTCTTCGAGCTGCGTAGCTGTCATAGCTGGGCGCAGTGCAACTGTCGTTACTAACGTATAGACATCATCCGGAGTTGGCAAAAGACGAAGAACAAACTGGGAGTCTGTCCGGTCGACATAAAACGAACTAGGAATGCCAGAATCTACGGGTAAGTACCTAGGAAAACTTTCGGCCATGTCGCCGACAAGAGGAATGCCGTCAGCAGTTACGCCAAGAACACGGCTGATAATTAGTTGAGTAGACGGACTATCTAAGTCATATTCACCAATGTCAGCAACAGTAGAAATTGAATCGAGGTTCTGCCTGAGAACCTGCGATTTTTCACAAAACTCAATAGCGGATGTCAGCAACATCTGATCCACCACCGGCTCGGGACAACCGGGCAAGTGGGGCAGAATGCGCGAATAAAAAGCACTAAGAGCTTTCATGACGTACCTTACAGTTCGATCTGAGGCTCAGCGGGAACTTCGGTAATCTCAGGTTCAGGCGCTGCCTCAACGGATTCTACCAGTTCAGCAGATTTTTTGCGAGACTTTGATGTTGTTTTTGTTTCATCAACATTAGAGTGCAAATTAGCCAGATTCTGGCCTTCTTCTGTATACACCCAATCCTGCTCAACTAACCGAGCAAGAATAACAATTTGCCCGTCAACGGTAGCACGAGCTTTGTTTGCAAGAAACTCACCACCAAGGCGAGTCGTAAGGTCGATCACGTTCATAAAAATCTCCTATTAAAAAAGGGGCTCCGAAGAGCCCCTTTATTGTGCCACCGATTAGGCGCTGAGAACAGCACCCCAGTTTTCGTCACCTAAGCTGATGTAAGCACCAGACATGTTAGCGGCCAAAGCCTTAGCAGCATTAGCAGAACCGTTGTTGATTTTGCCGCCAGTATTGGGATACACGTTTAGTGCAACACCAGAACTATTAACAATATAAACAATTTCGCCAAGACCGTAGCCAGCAGGCAACTTAACACCGTCGCTGGCGTTGCCAGTTGTAATGTAGTTAATAGCAGAATTCAAGGCAGTAGCACCGGCTTGAGTTTGAGTAGTGCCAGCAGTAGCAGCTTCATAGCCGCCAACCGCACGACCGAATTGAGTCGAATAAGTCATTTTAAATCTCCAAAATAAAAGTTAAAAACGGGGGCCGAAGCCCCCAGTTTATTAGGTTGTACCGACTTGAGCAACAACCAAAGCCTCAGGCTTAACAGTCTTGCGACCGTACACAGCCAAACCGCGGACGATATCGCCGAAGTCTGTTTGATTACGCAAAGGTTCTGTCTTGTTCACGGTCATGGCGAAAGACATTGCTGCCTTGGTGCCAGCGACCATGACACGACGGGCTTTAGCGTCAGCCAAAGTAGCGCCAGTAGAGGGAGCAGTCAAACCAGCCACCAAAGCCTTACCTGCTGCGCCGCGTGGGAGCAAGTTAGACACGTAAACTGTGAAACGATCCAACATACCGATCTTGCCGCTACGGATGGTCGACTGAGCGTCGCCAGTGAAGTAGGCTTGAGCGATGTTAGATTGCATCAACAGGTGACGGTCGAAGGGGCTGATAATCAACCAACGGCCATCTTCAGGAACGTTCTGCTCGTCCAACACTGTGGACATACGCAGAATACCCTTGAGCACGTTCTCAGGAGTGGCTTGGTCGATAGGAGCTGTGTCTGTACCCAAGTTGTAGGCAGCAGAGATAACACCAGCACCAGAGCCTTCGTTAGCAGCAGCAGGGCCTTCAGTGACCATGTTGTTGAAGAAAACTTCGTTTTCAATAGAAATTTTCAACTGCTTGGCAGCGTCTTCTGTGAACATGTTCATCAAGTTCATGTCAGACTGGTATGACAAAACGTCGTTCACTTGAACGCCGAAGTACTTACCCTTGTTCACTTGCATATCTTGGAAGATAGGAGTGGGGACTTCGTAAGACAAGTTCTGGCCAACAGTGTAGTCAGAGATGCTGATTGAAGGAGCCAGACGGATACGGATGGTATCGCCTTGGTTCTTCAACTCGCCTTCGTAATCGGTGTTAGCGATTTCAGACAACATTGTGTTTTGGTAGAACTTGGCCAGCAATTTGCCAGACCACAGGGTGGGGATAAACGCACCGGAGTACGATGTGCTCGTATTAAACGGAGCTTGGACGGGATATACAGCAGCCATTTTGGCCTCCTAAAAAATAACAGGTTGGGTTTCAACGCTGTAACACGGATCACGCAACTACGCGACCTTCCATGTATGCAGCATCAATTTCAGCTTCAAGTTTCTTTGCCGCGTCGATTTGCCCTTTAGTTCCCAAGTCTGTTGCTCTACGAAACATCTTTTCAATGTCCGCGTTGCTGTAGACCTTGCCTTTTGGAGAGGCACTAGGGGCGCTTGTGGCACCACGATTTGGCTGAATTTGACGTTCAAGTTCGTCAGTTTTATCTGTTTTGCTCTCTACGGGGGCAATGCTCTGTTGGAACATCGTTACGTAGTGTGCAACTCCTTCGGCGTCGCCTCGGTTAAACGCTTGCTGCGCAACAGTAGATCGTGGCGCTCTGAGTAACGGATCAACTTCGTTTAGCCACGCGATCCACTTGGGATCGGCGTTAATTGCTTCAAAGTTTGGCACCATACGGTACAGACGTTGCTCAAAACTTGCTTCAGATACCTGAGTACCGGTCGTGTTCAACTGCTCGCGCAGCTGTTCATTCTCGACTCTCATGGCGTCTAATTCGCTACGAAACTCTGCTGCCACTTCGCGGGCAACCTTGCGTTGGACTTCAATTAAGTCCTCGCCAAATGCTTGAACATCAGCATCCGTAACCAACTTCTCAGCAACTGCAGGCTTCTTCGTCTCGACTGGCTTGGTTTCTACGGCTTTCTGGAGTTTTTCCAATTGGGCCTTAAATTCCCGCACGTCGGCGTGTAAGCGTGGCACTTCGGCGTCATATTTGCCTTTTAGGGCAATATAGCGACTCTGCCATGTTTCTTCAGCGATAGCTGGTTCTGTCGGTTCTGGCTTTGATTCAACAGGTACTTGCTGTTGCGCGGGAGGCTCAGGTGTCGAAGGTTCAGCTGGAGGATTGTCCTTAGATTGCGGCTCCGGGTCAGCGGGCGCTGGATTTTGACTCTCAGCTATTTGTTTTTCGATCTGTTCCAATTCACGTAATTGAGCTTCTACTTGCTTAGGCAATGCCATTTTAAATTTCCTTTAAAGCGCCAACTCTGCATTTCGGGCGTCGGGGTTACCGGTGTGCCGTCCAACATAATGGTTTGCTAGGACTACAAAATCGGGTTATTTAACCCGGTCGAAAATCTCGTGCGATTTTTCAACCGCCTCGAGAAAATCTGCTAAGACCTCAGCGCGACCTTGAAGCCGGTGTATTCGTACTGAATCTTCTGCAAGAATCAAGGAGTCTTTTGTCTCCTCAAGTTTCTTACGAAACAAATCCAATAGAGCACCGTGTTCTTCTAGCTTGCAACGATATAACGCTTGCACATGCTGTCGATCGGGCTTTTGGCCTATAAAAATCTTCATATGTTGATTTTATACCACTGCTTTTTTAAACAGTCAACAAAAGTTTTTAAATTCCGTTAGGACGTGGTGACATCATGTTACCTTCGCGTCCTCCTACTTGACTTCCATCAGGTAGTGTATTTTGGGGAGCAGGGCCTTGCGTCATACCGGGAGCGCCCGGCGCGCCGCCCTGAAGTTCGCCGGCAATTATTGCTAACTGTTCTTGGAGCTGCGCGTTTTGCTGCTGCAAAGTTTGCATCGCTGTCAGCGTAGGACGATCAGGAACAATGCGGTTTACGTTGCCGCTTAAGTTGCGAGCCTGCTCACGCAAGAGCTCTGCTGCACCGTCCATACCTACGATCTGCTGAGCCACTGGGCTGTTAAGCACCAGAGTCAGGAACTCGTTGCGACGGATAGCTTCGGCTTCCTTGACCACCAAACTGTTTGCGCCTTTGGCCACGGCCTTGACGTCGCCGATCAAGTCTGGGTCTTTGCTGTAACGCAAATTGTCTTGGTACAAACGCTCAATTGATGGGACGATGACAGAGCGGTCAATGTTGCTAATAACCTGCTTGATGCCCTTACCAGCGTTAGAAATTAACATGGACAAGCCAGATGATGTACGTCCTGCACCGGGTGTGTTCTCGCCAGTCATGTAACGAGGAATCATTGTGTCTTCATCAGCGCGTGCGGAGAACTTCTCAAACACTGCCATCAACTCATTGGCATTACTGTTGGGCTGATAAAACGTCAAAGGCTGAGAGCCATCGTTAAATTCAGAACTCTGGAACTGCCAGATTTTCCATGGGTGCATCTCAGTGATATCTTCGCCGGGTGGTAAGCGTGAAACGTTTACACCAACCTGTGGGCCTGAAGAAATACCCATGTTGTTTGCTAAAGCGCGGGCTGAAGCGTTCACCATGTTCTGGGAATCACGGCACAAGTCCGCAACGCCTTTACCAGCAACGGCTCCGGGCACTTTTTCGTACGAAGTAACGTAATATGGCTTGCGTCCCAGCGGATCATAGTTGAGCACAGCGCGAATGACTGTAGAGCCTACTAACCACACTTCGCATGGATAGTTTAGATCAGCATCAGGAATCTCTTTTGCAGACAAGCCCCAAGTGAGTAAGTCACTGCCCTTTACACTGTCCCACATCTGCAAAGCATCAATCAGATCAGTTGTAAAAATAGTCTGCGTAGTGTCTTTGCCTTCAGCGGTAGCCTGCGCGCTATCTGTCCACAACCATTCGTTCAGGTTGCCGGAATCAAAGTCTTTGAGCACGGCGCGGATCGCGTCGTCGTTGTATCCGGGCACACCCATCAGAGCCTGCAAGTCTTCACGCGTCATGCGGTGACGCTCAACAATAAATCCTTCCTGTACATCCGAGCACCATGGAGCCCAGTAGAACATGAATGGATCAACGCGCTCCCACTCGTTGGTAATTTCTTCAGAGGGCGCAAGTTGCCCGTTCTGCCACGCCAACGTCTTGCGTTTACGCTTTACAGGCCCTTTAAGAACGGCATACGGAAACGTAACAACGTCGTCAAGAAATGTATTCAGTGCATCTGTCCAACCACCTTCAATGAGTTGGTCTTCCATCTTCAATTCCATGCGGTCGACGCGCTCATTAGCTTCTTCGCGCAAGCGGCGCATAGCAGAGTCTTTCATTTGCTGCGCGGTTTCACGAAGCTGGTTCGGATCAGGAATCTGCCCGCCCTGCTCCATCATTGTTTGCAGCTGCTGCTGCATGCTCGCCATCAATTCTGCAATCAACTCAGGTGGCAGCGTTGGCTCTGGCGTTGCCTCAAGACTCCAAGGCTTATCAGTACCTGTACCAAGCAAAGTATCACGCAGCCAGCTTGTAGCAGCGCGGCATTTCACAGAAGTCAAGTTAATATAAATATCTGAGCCGCCTTGACGTTTAATCTCCGCTAACTTGTCAGGGTTGTATTCCCCGTTACGCTGCCTCAGACAATCAAGCATGCGCTCCTCAATTGTTCTTTTTGCTTCACGCGCCGACTCCCAGCGCTTTCGTGCGTGCGCAGCCAGTCCTTGGATAACAGGCGTGGCCTGCATATCTGTGTTGCGTTTTTGAGATTCCCGCTCCAAATCACGGGAACGAGCTACTGGAATGAGTGCGATGCCTGAAGCCATCAGTCGTCCTTAAATAGTTACCGCATTGTACCGCCCACTGTCAAGTGGTCAAGTGTATGCATACGAGGATTTTTTAATTTCTCGTTTTCCGGAGTTCATACCAACACCCCTCAAATTCATATCCATTACAGAATCTGCGTACTGGTTTGCGTCATGAACGTGGGAAAACTCATTTTTGTCCGGCTTGTCTTCCATCTCCCCGTTCTTTTTAATTTTATACCGGTAGCCATACCGAAACCCTTTTATGAGCGAAGTGCACGCCGGGTCAATCAAATACAACGCTTTGCCTTCAAGCTGCTGCATCAGCAAGCGCTCGACTGCCTGAATCCGCAGCTCCGGCTTATTTGTCGGGGGCTTGACGCATTTAAACCCAGCTTCCCTTAACACG